GTCATTTCAATCTCATCTTCTTCTTGTTCAGATAGAGATTCCTTTACTAGCTCTTTGATTTCTTCCTTCATAGTAGAAGCAAGTATTCCTTTTGCATTTTCAGCAACCGCTTCTTCCAAATTTCTCATTTGGATGATTGCCTCTTCAACAATTGATTTTTCTTTTGCCATTTTTGGTTTTAATTTTTTATATAAATATTATCGAGTTTTAAAAAATTTATTTATATTGACAAATCAAACCAAAATAAAATAAAAAAGGAGGTATAAAACCTCCTTTAATTTAATCATTGATATATAGATTATTCTATCACCTCATCTATTTTACTTTCAACAATTGCGGTTATTCTCCAATCTTCAGAATAATTTTCAAAAACTTTAGTCACTTTTGCTTCTACATCTGTTGGTGAATAACCTTTAACTAATTTTTCTTGTCTTAGTTTTTTAATTTTACCTGTCTCGGGGTCAGGCATGTCTGTTGTAATTTTTGCTACAAAATATTTTTCGTCCATTTTAATTATTTTTAGTACTTCAAATAATCGTTCAATTTCTTCATTAAGTCAAGCGATTTGTTTGAACTTTCATCAGATACTCTTTGGGCTTTCATTTTATTCTCTTCTTCCAAGTTTTCTTCAAAGTTAAATCTGTCATTTGGCTCCAAGAATAAGTAGGCACCAGGAGTTGATGGTGACCATACTAAGTCAAAACAAATTAATTCAAAATCGTCCTGTACTTCGTTTTGTTCTCCGATTTTTTTAAGTGAACCTACACCACGAGATGATATACCTAAAGTAACTCCTTGTCTTAAAAGATTTGCGGCTTGGTCTCCTTTTGTAGAAACAATACCTCTTTCGTGAAAACCTGGCGAAGTGAGTAATTTTAATTTACCCATCAAAACAGGACCTTCCCACCATATATCGGTAATTGCATGAGAAACTCTATCTAAATCGACAAGTGATGACTCAGGGTGATTTAATTCAGACAAAGCAATACCTTTACCAATCATTTTTTTATAATTGTCGGCTTCTCTTTTTAATACTTTTTCAGGATATATTCTACCGTTTCTATTTGGAGTATTGTATTTTTGTAGTACCGCATAAAACTCAAATGGTTTTGAGTGGTCCAACATTCCTTTAGACTCACGGATTAAATTGGCGTTACGTTGTTCCGTAGGTGAAATATAACCCGCATCGTGTTCAACAAGTAATCCCTTACCTATTTGACCGGGTTGTATAATTTGATGATTCATCTTTAATTTTCTTTATAAATATTAAAGATTGTCGGTTTCTATTTTCTCTACCTTAGTTTTTTTGGTTTTTGTAAGTTGGAACTTGAAGTATTCGTTGTTTGTGAAGTTTTCCTGAAATAATTGTTTGCATATTTTTTTAAGTGACTCTTTGAGTCGTCTTGATTTAAAATCACCCTCATCTCCTGTCAAATAAAAATTTATTTCCAAATTTAAAAATGACTTTTTACCTTTTTGTAATCCGCTTGAACGTAAATCTAAATCAACAATAAATTTATTATCAAATAATGTTTTGTCTAAAGAATCTAAGACCGAATGTTTTATAAACCGACCTAAGTTTAAAACTATTCTATTCCAATTTTCAGAATTTATCTTGGGTTCGACCCATGTTTGAATGTTTAAATACAATGACTTGAAATTAACTGAATCTACCGTGCCATAAACTACTTTGGCCGTTTTAAACCCCTGAATCTGTGAGGTCTTTCCTTTTTTCATCAACTTTCCATATTATACAAGTTTATTTTTAAAAAAAATAAGTATATTTGTATCGATAGTCAAAAAAAACTTATTTTAAAGATATTTGTAATATATGCTAATCGTTAAATTAGATAAAAATATTAATATTGAGAAGGCACTTAAAATTCTCAAGAGCAAAGTCATTAGAACAAAACAAACCGCTGAGTTGGTCAATAGAAAAGAATATACCAAAAAATCTGTTAGAAAAAGAGATATTCTTAAAAAAGCCAAATACGTTCAAAAAAGAAAAGACTCTGAGGATTAAAGACTTTCGTTCAAGTTCTTTAATCTGAAGTATGACAATTTATTATACGTCTCAGAATCAACTTTTGTTATTGTCTCTTCAACTCTGTCTAAAGTGTCATTATCTTGTGTGCTTTCCTTCAAAGAAGTTAATTTTGTTTTAACCTCATTTTTAATTGAATCAAACTGAGGTTCCAATTCAGAATCTTCGGTCTTTAAAAATTTAATTAAATCTTTTCTGTCAGATTCATTTAAATTTTCAACGTAATTTGAGAAAGTTTTATTTGCAATATTAATCATAGTTGAAATCGGCAAATTAACTAATTCCGTTTTTTTGGTTTCAGGAGACTTAATTAAATTTTCAGAAATAACCTTTTTACTTTTTAAACGAGACTCAATTGTTAAAACGTCAGTTGAAAACAAATTATCAATGTTCTCGTACTTATTATCACATTTAACATCAGAAACCCATTTCTTTAGATTGTTGATTGTTGATTCATCAATTTTATTTACGGTGTTCTCATAAATTGTAACACATTCATAGATGTAATCATTAACCAAAGATTCGTTTAAACCTTTATTTGAACTCATTTCATCGTATAAATAAAACAACTTACTAATATTCTTATTACCCAAAACTAAAGACTTAAAATTCTTCATTTCAGATTTAAAAGTATTCTTAGAATAAGATTCAAGTAATTTTTCTTCAATCTTTGATTTAATATTTCCGAACTTAATCATTTTCTTTTTTTATTATAAATATCAATCTCTCAGAAGTTTTTCTAGTTGAGACTCCATTTGACCTAATGAATTTCTAGCTTTAGATAAATCGATATAAGAATCCTCTTCAAATAATGAGTCCGATTCTAATAAAATATTTAAATTATCTCTATTAAACGATTCAGGAGTTATTCCACCCTCTTCACCACCTGGTGGAGGTGGTGGGGGAGGTAATTCAGCTCCTCCAGGTTCAGGACCCAAACCTCCCATTTCACCTCCCATATCACCTCCTGGAGGTGGTGGAGGAGTTGCTGCGGATGAAGCGGTTGCTCCTGAACCAGGTCCTCCATATAATTTGTCCACATTATCAAATATACCTGTGTGGGCAATAATTGTTGCGGTGTTTGTTAACTCAGCCCCAACGGCCTTTTCAATACGTTGTTGTTGTAAATCAAGTTTAATTTCTTCATCACTGAATCCAAGAATATGTTTTTTAGCCCAAGACACAGACACTGGAGCAATACCTTCAATAGCTCCAACTGCATCTTTGTATAATAACATCTTTTCTTTCCAAACATCGATTTTAAGTAAGTCAGCTTGGGTCGATGGGTTAGTTAATCCTAAAGTAAAATTAGTTAACTCATCCTCAAAACCTAATAAGAAAAGGTGAATAATAGCGATTTTGTTCAATTCGGCAATCATGCACTTTTGGATTCTGTTGATTGTACGAGCAAAACGAATATCTTGTAAAGATAAATTTTTACCTTCCCCTACAACTTCCTCAAACCCTAAAAACGCTTTTGGAACACGAAGTGCAGTTAAAAGTTTCTTTTGGATATATTCAATGTCAGCTATTTCCGATAAGTTTTTAGCCCCGTCTAATGTTTCAATTGGTGACGCTTGAGCCGGGTCACGAACAGGAATAAAGTAATCTTGGTCAACCGCCATTTGGTTAAATCTCAAGTCAACATTACCTGTTTGGCTGTCAACAACCTGACTACGTTTAAATTTGTTGGCGACACGTTGTACATACGCCTCAACATCTTTATCGTCCATATTACCAACAAACACTTTAAACACACGTCTTTCAGGCGCTCTTGATGTTCTATATATTAACATTGCATCTTCAGACAATAATAATTGTTTCCAAATACGACGAGCCTTTTCCAACATGGAAGTACCATAAGGAAGTTTTCTATCATCCCCCATTAATCTAAAGTGAGCAATCTCCCATGAATTGAATTCCATGTCTTTTGCCTTCCACTTAAATCTTAAACCTCTATTTTCTTTTGGTTCCTCTACGTTTTGAGATTTTGCCGGCATACCCCGTTCCAAACGTTCAATCTCAATGTTTGGAAGTTGCATACAACCGACAACACCCTTGTCCGAATCCAATTTTAAATAAACAAAATTATCACCATACTTACAAGTGTTTCTTGTCCACATTGGTAAGTTAGTATTTACGTCTAATGCGTTATTGAACAAATCCGCAAGTATTCCTTTTATTCTTTTTGACTCAGAATAAATCTGTAACATATAACCATATTGGTCAACAGTAGTTGATTCTTCCCCATAAATGTCCAAAGCTGCCGATATCTCAGGAGTATATTCCATAGATTCGTAATCGTAAAATGAAGCCAATCTTGTTGGTTCATAATATACCGCTTGAGTGTAAAGATTACTTTCAATTTTTGTCCATTGGTTGGCAAGGTAGTATGTTTGTTGAGCTTGTAATAACTCTTTTTCATATTCCTGCTTGGACGTAGTTTTTAATAATTCTTCTTTATCAAACTTATAGGTTGGATAGTCTTGGTTTAATAGTGCGTTTGGTCCAAACGCTCTTGTGAGTCTTTGCCAAACCGTAAATTGTTTATTATTTTCCATTAAGATAATTTAATCACTTTATCAATAATATAAATATTACCTACCTCCAAATAACCAATTATATTTAATATAATCGTCTCTGGTGACATTCTGTTGACTATATTGCTTGATTTTTTCATTAATATTAGGTAACACCGGATTAAATGCCAGTTGGTTAGTTACATTATCGTTATTACTTACAGACCACGAATCAATCATGGCCTTTGTTTGTTCTGTAACTTTGGTTAATTGACTGAAAGATGACTCAGCAACATATGTTGCCATGGCGATTGACATAATTAAGTCATCATGGTGTCCCTTTTGGTGGTCAGGTCTTCCGTTAATGTAAACAAATGTATTCATCTCATTAAACAAACGACTACTATAAATTTTAAAATCGTGTCTCATAACTTCCTCAAATGAAGCAATTATTTGAACACGTTTATTGTTGAAATTTATACCCGGTATTTTTTCAGCGGCCTTTGGGTCCCATTTCCATTTATTTGCAATATCAACACCGTCAACATATAGATTTTTAAACCCTATTTCTTGCATTTTTCTTGCTGTTGATACCCCCATTCCTCCTGTTATATCTATTACGACAAAACAAGAATACATATTGGCCCATTTATAACAAATCTCAGCCATTGTATCAGGAGGTAACTTACCAACGTACTCGGCAACTTGTTCTCTCTCATCAAAATCTATAATTTGAAATGAACTAAAGTCTTCACTATCTCCTCTACTAACGTCAACCCCCATAACATATTTGTGTCCAACAACCGGCTCTTTCCAAATCCAAAGAGCGTTACCCATCATCTTATTTTGAGGTTCTCTTATATAATTTTCTCTAACTCTTTGTAACAAATTAGAATCAAATACGTTATCACCTGAACCCAAAAAGTTACATTCCAACTCTTGAGACACTTTACGTTTGTCATATTTCAATTTTTTAACCATACCCTCAAACCAAGCCGAACAAGGTTTATAACCTGTATCCATAATAAGTTTAAGTTCTTCGTAGTTTCTATCGTCAAAGGGTATACTCTCCCAACTTATAACATCGTCCTTACTATACTCTTCTTTGTTTAGTAAGTAATGAATAATATCTTTAGTTTTAACCAAATATAAATCTCTAGTATATCTTGGGTCTCTAAACCAATACATCTCAGAAATTTTGAAATCATTCATATTTCTTAAAGCTTGGTCATAAATTTCATAGTAAATTGGGTCATATCCGTTAGGTGTTGACACCACAATTACTTTACCACCCGTAGATAGGGACGCCATACAAGCCGCCCAAAAATCAGAATCCGCGTCGATAAACGCAGCCTCGTCAAATATAAGTATCGTTGGGGTGAATCCACGGAGTGCATCCTTTGATGTTGCAACCGCCTTTACTTCACATCCGTTATTTAATTTATAGTGTTTTTGAGAGTCTTTCTCGACGGAAAATCCAGCACCAACCCACTCGGGCCATTGTGTTATAAACGCTCTAATTTTGTTTGCCATTTCTTGAGACGTATCAAGTTTGTTGGCAATAATTAGAATTTTTTCAGGTTT